ATCGCATTGGCGTTAGGGCAAGACCTAGCGGTATCTTGCGTTTGCCTAGTCTCAAAACCCTTCTGACCATTTTCGCCTTTAGCGTAACCAGCCTTTCCAATCGTGACGCCAGCCTTTCGTAGTTCCTTGGCTTTGTCATCGAATTGTTTTTGCTTATCCTTAACGCCAGCCTTAGCGTTTATAAGAGCGTCTTGAGCGATATCCAAATCCGCCTTTGCGCCAGTACCTTCTAAGAAAGCCTTAGTAAGACCGATGGATAAAGCAACAGTATTAACAACAACGTTTGTTTTGGTAGTCATAATTTTCTCCTTCAAAATGACTGTTAATGAAATATGGCAATTACCGCAACCACAACTATATAGTCTCACAACCCTGTTACACTGTCAAATAATACGTGGTAATTAATTGTCGTGTGTTGTCGTAGGAGTCGACTCCTACGCCACCCCTTTTCGAGTTATAGCCTAGAGAACTGGTCTCCCCCACCCCCCTGTGTGTGTCAGATGGGACCCGGCTGTCTGTACTGTGTGTTTTGCTCGTTAGATTTCAAATTTTTTGAAAATAGACCCACCCCCTATTGACTTTTTATGAGACCCGTGGTAGGTTCAAAATCTAACAAGTACCCCCTAACGAAAAAAGGAGTCCCGTTTCCTCTCATGCCACTAACAATTACACCAGACGTAGGAATACCACTACCATTTGATGTAACACCAGAAGAGGTAAAGGATTTTAGAAAGAAGGCAAAAGCAGCCTTTAACACTATCAAATCTCTACTAGATGCTGGCGCTCAGATGCCAGAATTAGACGAGGGTACATCCACACAAGCACACGAATTAATGGCACGGGAAAAACTCCCGGTTGCTAAGACACCGCCCGGTGTAATAATAAAACTAGAAGCCTTGCTGACTCATTATGATCATGAGTTTCTAAATGCAAATGACAGGCTCGCAAATTATGTAACGAATAGATTATTGGAAGAAACTGAGAATGAAGATGCACGTTTTCGATTAAAGGCATTGGAGTTGCTTGGAAAGCGCAGAGGGGTAAACTTATTCTCAGAGCAACACGATGTCACAATAAGACAGAAACCTACCGAAGATATAGAAAACAGATTGAATCAGATATTGGGTAGGTATGTAACAGATGTAGAAACAGTGGAGGAGAACACTAATGAACTTTTAGAGAATGAATCAGATCACACCTCTACAGATTATCAAGAAAAACCCGCATCTACTAAGTAAGTTACCTGCTGAAGTAAAAGCAGAAGTAGCAGATTATTTAGAAGAGCTTGCAGATAGAGAACGGTCTGAAAAGGCTAAGAGTTCTTTCATGGAGTTTGTTACACAGGTCTGGCCTAGCTTTATTCATGGCGCACACCACAAGAGGATGGCAGGGGCGTTTGAAGAAGTGATGAGTGGACAATGTAAAAGACTTATCGTAAATATGCCTCCACGGCATACGAAGTCAGAATTTGCTAGTTATTTGTTGCCAGCATGGTTTTTAGGGAAGTATCCTGATAAAAAAGTAATCCAAACCTCGCATACGGCAGAACTTGCGGTTGGTTTTGGTAGAAAGGTACGAAATCTTGTCGATTCTGAAACGTATAAAAACATATTTCCAGACGTTGGACTTCAGGCTGACTCAAAGGCGGCTGGGCGTTGGGCTACCAACAAGGGAGGAGACTACTTTGCTATCGGTGTTGGAGGCGCTGTTACGGGTAAAGGTGCGGATGTCCTCATCATTGATGACCCTCATTCGGAGCAAGAAGCAGCGCAAGCCGAAATAAACCCTGAAATCTACGATAAAACCTACGAATGGTACACATCTGGTCCTCGACAGCGTCTACAACCGGGCGGAGCGATCATAATTGTTATGACAAGGTGGTCAAAAAGGGACTTAACAGGTCAAGTTATGCGTGCTGCAGCGCAAAGAGGTGGTGAAGATTGGAAAGTTATAGAATTTCCTGCGATTTTACCGAGTGGTAACCCACTTTGGCCTCAATTTTGGCCTCTAATCGAGCTAAATGCACTAAAAGAAGAGCTACCTAACTCAAAATGGATGGCTCAGTACCAACAAAACCCCACATCTGAGGGTTCAGCCATTGTAAAACGAGAATGGTGGCAGATTTGGGAGAAAGAAGACCCACCTGCTTGTGAATTTGTCCTACAATCTTGGGATACAGCGTTTGAAAAGAACAATCGAGCAGACTATTCAGCCTGTACTACATGGGGTGTGTTTTATAAAGAGGATGATACAGGTGTGCCACAGGCTCAGATTATGTTATTAAATGCGTTTCGCAGAAGAATGGAGTTTCCAGAGCTAAAAAAAGTTGCTTTAGAAGAGTATACGGATTGGGAACCAGATTCTATAATAATAGAGAAGAAAGCATCGGGCGCTCCGCTAATTTATGAGATGAGAGCGATGGGAGTGCCTGTGCAGGAGTTTACTCCTAGTAAAGGTAACGACAAAATATCACGATTAAACGCAGTTTCAGATTTATTCGCTTCGGGCAGAGTATGGATACCCAACACAAACTGGGCAGAAGAGGTTGTAGATGAAGTAGCAAGTTTTCCTGCAGGAGAGCATGATGACTATGTGGACTCAACTTCTTTAGCAATGATGAGATTTAGAAAAGGTGGGTTTATACGCACTCTTCTTGATGAAGAAGATGAAGCACCAAATTATAGAAGGCACAGAGAGCCTTACTACTAAGGATAAAATATGGCAATTAATAATATGGAAAAACCAATGGAACCCACAGACTTAACTCAAGTTATGGGAGAGCCTGATATAGAGATAGAAATCGAAGATCCAGAAAAAGTTACAGTTGGTATCGGGGATATGGAGATCGTTATAGATCCAGATGCAGAAAGCGATGATGATTTCAACGCAAACTTAGCAGAGGATATGAGTGACGAAGAATTACAGACTATATCCACAGATCTTCTTAATGATTTTGAAGAGGACTTATCTAGTCGGAAAGACTGGATGCAAACATATGTAGATGGTCTTGATTTACTGGGTCTGAAGCTAGAAGAAAGAACCGAGCCTTGGCCCGGAGCTTGTGGTGTACATCACCCACTGTTGACAGAAGCACTTGTAAAGTTTCAATCAGAAACAATTATGGAGACATTTCCTGCACAAGGACCTGTTAAAACACAGATTATTGGAGAGCAAACCAGAGAAAAGAAAGAAGCAGCTAACAGAGTAAAAGCTGATATGAACTATCAGTTAACTGAGAAGATGGTTGAGTACAGACCAGAACATGAAAGAATGTTGTGGGGTCTTGGTTTATCTGGTAATGCGTTTAAAAAAGTTTATTACGATCCTAGCTTAGAAAGACAAGTTTCTATATTTATACCAGCAGAAGATATTGTTGTACCGTACGGTGCATCTGACTTAGAGACAGCAGAGCGGGTAACTCACGTGATGCGTAAGACACCAAATGACTTAAAAAAATTACAGGTATCTGGATTTTATAGAGACATCGAGTTAGAAGAACCAACAGATTATTTAGATGAAGTAGAGAAAAAAATCGCAGAAAAAATGGGATTCTCTGCTTCTCATGATGACCGATACAAAATCTTAGAGATGCACGTAGATTTAGACTTGCCGGGATATGAAGACAAAGACAAAGATGGAAAAACAACAGGCATAGCTCTACCATATGTTGTGACCCTTGAAAAAGGCACTGGCACGATTCTTGCAATTCGTAGAAATTACCAACCAGACGATTCTGCTAAGAAAAAGCGTAACCATTTTGTTCATTATGGGTATGTCCCAGGGTTTGGTTTTTATCATTTTGGTTTAATACATCTAGTAGGAGCTTTTGCTAAATCAGGCACTTCACTCATACGACAACTTGTTGACGCAGGTACGTTATCTAACTTACCCGGTGGATTTAAAACTAAAGGTCTACGAGTAAAAGGTGATGATACACCAATTAGTCCAGCAGAGTTTAGAGATGTGGATGTACCAAGTGGTTCAATAAAAGACAATATTATGCCGCTCCCATACAAAGAGCCAAGTCAGGTGTTATATAGTCTATTGGGTACGATTGTTGATGAGGGCAGAAGATTCGCCAGCGCAGCAGATTTAAAGATATCTGATATGTCAGCGCAAAGTCCTGTAGGGACAACCCTAGCTATATTGGAGAGAGCGTTAAAAGTTATGTCTGCCGTACAGGCTAGAGTTCACTACTCTATGCGTCAGGAGTTTAAATTACTCAAAGAGATAATTAGAGACTACACACCGGATAAATATAATTACAAACCTGAGACTGCTTCACCTGTAGTAAAGAGGTCAGACTATGACATGGTAGAGGTGTTACCTATATCTGATCCTAATTCTTCTACAATGGCTCAAAAAGTAGTGCAGTATCAGGCTGTTATGCAAATGGCACAGGCTGCGCCGCAGATTTATGATTTACCCCGTCTCCATAGACAGATGTTAGATGTATTAGGGATTAAAGATGCTGCAAAGCTTGTGCCTCTTGAAGATGATCAAAAACCAAAAGATCCTTTGACAGAGAATATGAACGCATTGAAAGTTAAGCCTATGAAGGCATTTATGTATCAGGATCATGACGCACATATATTGTCACACATGAATTTTTTAAACGATCCTATCGTAGGACAACTTCTTGCTCAGAACCCTAAGGCTAAACTCATAGCAACAAATATACAGGCGCATGTAGCAGAACATCTTGGATTTAAATATAGGATGGATATTGAGAAGCGAGTGGGCGCTCCTTTACCAAAACCAGACTCAGATTTACCAGAGGATATGGAATTAGAGGTATCAAGACTTATAGCTCAGGCTTCCAGTCAGTTGTCTCAAAACAACATGGCACAGGTTGCTCAACAAAAAGCACAGCAACAGGCACAAGATCCTATTATCCAGATGCAACAGCAAGAGCTACAACTTAAAGCTCAAGATGCTATGCGTAAGGCTCAGAAAGATCAGGCAGATATTGCTCTTAAACAAGCTCAGATTGCTGTGGAGCAAGAAAGAATTGCTTCTCAAGAACGACAAGCCCAGCTTAATACACTGGCAAAGGCAGCTACAGATGACGCTAAACTAGAGGAAAAACAATCTAGTCAGGTAGTGAAAGCATTGGTGGAAGAGCAAAAGATTGAGAATCAGGCTGATAATGCGATAGCACAAACATTATTACAACAGGCCTTAAATCAACAGCCTACAGAGCAACCTACAGAACCCCCACCACCTGAGGAGAAACAATAATGGATGGGTTGGAGTTATTACTAGAGAAGTTTGAAAACGAAATATCAGAGATAAAAGATAATATGGCTGACGGATCAGCTAAGTCTTATGAAGAATATCAAAAGTTTTGCGGTATGGTTAAAGGTCTTGCCATCGCAATTAATCACGTAATAGACCTGCAAGAAGCAAATAGAGAGGGTGAATACGAGGATGACGACTGAAAATGAAGAAAAAGCTAAACAATTACCAGAACCTTCTGGGTATCACATTTTATGTACAGTACCTGATGCCGAGGAGAAGTATGATAGTGGTCTATTAAAAGCTGACACTACGAAGCATTTTGAAGAAGTTCTTAGCACTGTATTTTTCGTAATTAAACTTGGACCTGATTGTTATCAAGACAAAGATAGGTTTCCAAGCGGTCCTTGGTGTAAGGAGGGGGATTTTATTTTAGCCCGACCAAACTCAGGAACCAGAGTGAAAATACATGGCAAAGAGTTTCGATTAATTAACGACGACAGCGTGGAGGCGGTAGTACAAGATCCACGAGGAATATCACGAGCATAGGAGATGAAAATGGCTGAAGAGCAAAACTTACCTAACGAAGAGGATGTTAAGAAACCTGAAGCTGCTTTAGAGGCAAAGGCGTCTGATGTTGAGATAGAGATTGAGGATGATACTCCTGAAGAGGATCAGAACCGGAAAAATCTACCCAAAGAGTTAGTCCATAAATTAGAGTCTGATGAACTTGATGATTACGATGACAAAGTAAAAGACAAGATTTATCAGCTCAAAAAAGTCTGGCACGATGAGCGTCGTGAAAAAGAGCGGATAGCAAGAGAGAATGCAGAAGCTATAAGAGCAGCTCAAAAGTTAAGAGAAGAGAATAAGCAACTAAAAGCAAATTCTGAAAATAACCAGACAGAGTACTTGAAAGCTATTGAGTCTGCTGCTGATTATGAATTGTTAGCTGCGAAACAAGCTTATAAAACTGCTCATGATGATGGCGATACTGACAAGATGACAGAAGCCCAGCAAAAGATAAGCGAAGCTACATATAAAAAAGAAAAAGTAAATCAATACAAAACTTCTTTACAAAATAAAGAAAATGATGTAAAACAAGAAGATAAAGATACACCCGCTGCTCTACCACCTGACGCAAAGGCTGTGGAATGGCAGAAACAAAATGACTGGTTCGGACAAGACGAAGAAATGACGAGCCTTGCGTTGGGGTTACATGAAAAGTTGGTAAGACAAAACGGCAGTTCTTACGCAACAACAGACGAATACTATAAACGAATTGACGAAACCATGAGAAAAAGGTTTCCAGAGCATTTCGACGTTGAAGAAGTAGAAACGAGAGAACCTACTAAATCAAAACCTGCGGCAGTAGTTGCTCCAGTAACACGAACAACTTCATCAAAGAAGATACGATTGACAACGTCACAAGTAAATTTAGCGAAAAAGTTGGGGTTGTCGCCAGAGCAATATGCTAAAGAAATGATTAAATTGGAGAATAGAAATGGCTGAAAACAGATTATCTCGTGAATTACAAAACAGAGCTTCAAAGGAAAGACCAAAAACTTGGAAACCTCCTTCTACGTTACCGGAAGTTATTCCGTTACCCGGATTTAACTATCAATGGAAAAGAATAGCTATATTAAACGATCCTGATCCTAGAAACATATCTATGGCTCTTAGAGAAGGGTATGAAATGGTTAAAGCAGAAGAGCAACCACATATGAAAATAGTGGCTGACTCTAATTCCAGATATCCCGGTTGTATAGAAATAGGCGGACTTGTACTTTGTAAAATTCCTACAGAGCTTGCTAAACAGCGTAATGACTATTATTTAGAGAAAGCTGACCAACAAATGCAGTCTGTAGATAATAATCTTATGCGACAAAGCGACCCAAGAGCGCCGATATTTAAGGAACACAAATCCACGGTGTCTTTTGGAAAAGGTAAATAATTTTTAATTGGAGAAATTAGATGGCAACCACTGCTGCATATAAAGGGTTAGTACCAGTCAATTTGATTGGTGGCGCACCCTACAATGGCGGAGCTATGAGGGAGTATAAAGTTGCTTCCAATAACAGTGCCGCTATGTTCGCTGGTGATCTCATTGCATTAACAACTGCAGGGCAACCTGCTGCTTTAACTGCTACTCCTACAGCCGAAGATATTAATGCTGGTGCTGACGCACAAGCTGGTACTATGGGTGTTATGACGGGTTGTAGATATGTTGATGCTAATGGCGTTCAGCAATTCGCCCAGTTCCTACCTGTTAATTCTATTACAGGTGGGTTTTCTGATGTCCATATTTTTGTTAATGATGAACCACGTCAGTTGTACAGAGTTGTTGGAAGTGCTGCTTTAGGTACATTCAACAGTGGTACAGACGGATCAGGGTTTCCGGGAGCGATTGGTAAAAATGCTCAATTAGGTAACTTCTCTTCTGGAAGTACAACAACTGGTAATTCAGGAGTGAACCTTCTTGTAGGCACTAATGGTGCTGGTTTACTAACTACTAATACATTCGCAGTGAGAGTTGTTGATGTAGTTAGAGGTACTGAAAGCGAAGCTTATCCTGAGTTTATCGTTAAGTTCAACGTTGGCGTACACTCGTATGACAACTCATTAGGCATATAAGGAGATTTTTAAATGGCGATTTCAAGATCACAATTACTAAAAGAACTCCTTCCCGGCTTAAATGCTTTGTTTGGTTTAGAGTATGCCAAATATGGTGAAGAGCATAAGGAGATCTATGAGCAAGAGACTTCTGAGCGTTCGTTTGAAGAAGAGACAAAGCTTTCTGGCTTTGGAGCAGCCCCAGTAAAATCTGAAGGCGCAGCTATCGAATACGATAACGCACAAGAAGCATTTACAGCTCGCTATACGCACGAAACTGTTGCTATGGGCTTTGCGATAACCGAAGAGGCTTCTGAAGATAATCTTTATGATAGTCTTGGCGCTCGTTATACAAAGGCTTTGGCTCGTGCTATGGCTTACACAAAGCAGGTTAAAGCTGCTGCAGTTTTAAACAAAGGCTTTACTGGAACAGGTAATCCTACCTATGGTGACGGAAAAGTATTGTTTGCAACTGACCACCCACTAGTTTCTGGTGGAACAAACAGCAACCGTCCTACAACAGGCGCAGACTTAAATGAAACATCTCTTGAAGATGCGGTAATTCAAATTGCAGCTTGGACAGACGAGCGTGGTTTGTTAATTGCAGCTAAACCAAGAAAGCTAATTATCCCTCCTGCACTTCAGTTCGTGGCAACACGTATACTTGAAACACAGCAGAGAGTAGGAACAGCAGATAACGATATTAACGCTATTGTGACAACTGGAGCTATTCCAGAGGGTTACACAGTTAATCATTATCTAACTGATACTAACGCTTTCTTCTTAACAACTGATGTACCTAATGGATTGAAGCACTTTGTTCGTGCGCCTATGGCGACTTCTATGGACGGAGACTTTGATACAGGTAACGTACGTTACAAGGCTCGTGAGCGCTATTCATTTGGCGTATCTGATCCTTTGGGTATGTTTGGTTCTCCGGGAGCTTCGTAAGAAGTTTTCACTTGGGAAAGGGAGCGTTTTGCTCCCTTTTTCTTTTTCTTATCTACTCTTTCTTGATGGTGAAGCTTTCTATGACAGTTAGCGCACAACACCATACACTTTTTTATTTCTTCATAGGCTTCTTTGAAATTGTGATTTGACACTAATTTATTAACTGGCCTATTATCTTTACTTCTTTTTATATGATGAAAATCTATAGTGGATATGTGTCTTTCTCCACATATTTCACAAGATAAAGATTCTTTAAATTCTAACCACTGTTTTTTCAGTCTTTTTTTTCTTTCTTTATTTCTCCTAAGATATGTATCTTTATTTTTTAAGTAGTGATCTCTTTTATACTGTTTTCTTTTTTCATCATCTGTCATAGTCTTTTAGCCCAATAGATTGAATTTTCATTACCCCAAGGGGAGCTTGGATATATTATTTTGTACTTACATCGTATTAAGGAATTACTGGATGCAGGATTGTCAGTTGATGTATCCGTTATAATCCATGTATGTCCTTTTTTTCTACTAAATCGTTCTCTTCTACGAATTAGTGATTTTTGTATACCCAAACCTCTATTATCTGGATGCACACAGCAGCGAGATAAATATGCTGTATCTAACCATTGTCTTGATGGAGTAATTAAACCAAAAGCTATTAGTATTTTGTTTTCATATACTAAAAACCATTCTCCTTCTGGTTCTTCAGACGGTGTAACTGGGTCATCAGCAGGTAGAGACAGTTTTTGTAAGAAGATTAGTTGATTTACTTGTTTTTGGTTTAAATCTAAAGAGTTAACTCTCATGATAATTTGTTGTGTTGCATTTGATGTATTTTAATGGTATAAGAAGTAAATATCTAGGGTTAATCTACACACTTAACTGACCTAGCAGACATAGTAGAGAAAGTGTGTATATGTGCTACTACACAGGAGAAATAAATGGGTACAACTACCTTTTCTGGTCCAGTTAAGGCCGGAACAATCAAAGACACAACAGGCACGACTGTAGGAACTGACGTAAATAACGTTGGTTTTGTACTAATGGCTCAGTCAGCAGTAATTGATATTACTGGCACGACCGCTACAACCACAGTTGGTGTTATCCCAGCAAATTCTAAAATTACAGAAGTGATGTTAAACGTTGTGGAAGCTTCAAACTCCCCTTCAGCAGCTACGGTTTCAGTAGGGTTTTCAGGAGCAACAACAGCTTTATTAAACGGGACAAACGCTAAAGCCGCAGCTTTAACATACAGCACAGGTATGGCTACCGCTTCTATTAATATAGGAACTGTTGATCGCACGGTAATCGCTACATTTAATCCAATAGCCACGGCAACTGGAACAGAGGGCATTGCTGACGTAACTGTTAAATATTTACAAGATACTAATCTAGACGTAACCGATTCTTAAAGGAGTAAGACATGAGTTTTGCATCTGACGTAAAAGCTCTTACTACAAAGGATACGGGTCAAAAGATTAGTGGTAGAACCAGAATACAAGGTATTCAGTATGTGCATAACGCTAGTGCTGATATAACTCTCAGCAATGGTGATACTGCTACGGGAACTACCTTACTACAATTAACTTCTTCTAGTGCGATTGGCACGGAAGATGTTTTCATACCTGATAACGGTATATTGTTTGATTCTGGTATGCACTTAACTAACAGCAATACTGCTGCAATAACCAGCGTAACCGTATTCTATGTAGGTGGCGGCGAGACCTAATAATGGTCGAGAAGAAAAAACGAAAAGGAATGGGGATTAAAACCTCTGTGAAGTCGGGTAATTTTCGCCCGACTAAACAAGGTGCGGGCATGACTAAAAAAGGTGTGGCTGCATACCGCAGAGCTAATCCCGGTTCTAAATTAAAAACTGCTGTTACAGGTAAAGTTAAAAAAGGTTCTAAAGACGCAAAAAGGCGTAAGTCATTCTGCGCTCGTTCTGCAGGACAAATGAAACAATTCCCCAAAGCAGCAAAAGACCCTAATAGCCGTTTACGGCAAGCTAGAAGAAGGTGGAAGTGTTAATGGAAAAAGAAGAGATACAGAAAATCTTCAGAGGTGATATTAAAAGTGAAGTTGCTGTTCAGGCAAATGAGATAAAACACCTTCATTCTGACGTAGAGGATATGAAAGCTGATATAGAAGAAATTAAAAAATCTCTTGCAGAGATTCACAAAGTATTATCAGAGGCTAGGGGTGGTTGGAAAACATTGATGTGGGCAGCAGGCGCAGGAAGCGCTGTAACTGCTTTTATTATTGCAATACAACAAATTTTTTGGGGAAAGTAATGAATCAAAAAGAAAAAAAACGTCTTTTAAGTGTTGACGCTATACCCGCTGCAGGAAAGATGGATGAGTTTATAGAAAAAAGAATGCAAGCAAAATTCCCAAAGCTGTACCCTGATGATGAAGCAAAGAAAACAATGTCAAAAAAAGACAAGGCTGAGATTGATGCTTTTATGAAACGTTATGAAAAAGATAAAGATCTTACAGATGAGTTTAAGAAAAAAATTAGGGGGGAATTAGAAGACGGCTATGCACGGGTTAGAGGTAAATCAAAAGCTCAAAGTGGAGGCATGAAAGCCGGAGGTAAAGTAAAAGCTAAGAAAAAAACAACCAGAAAATTTAGAGGTGATGGTATTGTTAAAAAAGGCAAGACTAAATGTAAGATGAGATAAAGGAGGTTTAGGGTGGCATATTTAATTAGTAACATTCCGTATACAAAGGTTTGGATTAGAAAAGAATTTACACATGGACATCAAAAATATCACGGGGAGTTCATACATGGCTTGGCAGTCGCAGTCACAACAATGCCAGACCGATGCCTCAGTTTCCAAATCATCTTTACTGGGTGTGAGGAAGACGGAGAAGAAGTCGGACCTCATGGCGGAGCAATGTGGGCAAGGATGCCAATCACAGCCTTATGTGGCGACATCCCATTGGATGAGTGGCCGGAAAGAATGGAAACCCACCTCGCACAGCCGTGGGACTGTCCATCGCATTACCACTCCATTGTGTCCTTTGACAGGTGTAAGCCTAGCCCATGGTTATGTAAGATCGCCGGGGAGTTTCATACATCGAGATATTTATTTACAGTTGACTACACCAGAAGTGAAATCGCAGACTGTCCAGCCCAACATAAGCAGAGTCACGTTATGGTGTTAACAGACGGACCTTGGAAGGGCAACATGGTTGCATTACCCAACAATAGAGTTAGAGTTACAAGCCCTGCTCTTTGGGTTACAGGTGAAGGCGCACCTGATTTCAGACCCAGCCAACATACGCATTGTGCGGAGCAAGATGATTCGTACATGGATCCAGAAATAACATTTAATAATTTATACAAAGGAGATGAAGATGGCTAAAATGCCTATGATTAGAGATCCAAAAACAGGTAAAATGGTCCCAAGTTTCGCTATGGATGGTAAGGGAGCGGGAGATTTAAAAAAAGCAGCTAAAGGTGGCGCTATTAAAATGGCTAAAGGTGGTATGGCAGCTAAAGGAATGGCTAAAGGCGGTGCAGTAATGGCTAAAGGTGGTATGGCAGCTAAAGGAATGGCTAAAGGCGGCGCAATAATGGCTAAAGGCGGTTCTGTTAAGATGGCAAAAGGCGGTGCAGTAATGGCTAAGGGCGCCGAACCTATGAAGGGTATGAAGGGTATGAAAATGGCTGGTGGTGGTATGGCTAAAGGTTATAAAGCTGGTGGTATGATGGCTAAAGGCTATAAAGCTGGTGGTGTTGCAACCAAAGGTGGTACAAAGGGTGGCGTTAGCGGTGGTACAAAAGTAACCAGAGCTGATGGTATTGCGAAAAGAGGTAAGACAAGAGGAAGAAAAGTATAATGGCTGTTAAAAAGAAAAAAACTACTAAAAAGAAATCAGGGGCTAAACCCACAAACCCATCTTTATACGCTCGTGTAAAAGCTGAAGCAAAAAGAAAATTTAAGGTTTTTCCAAGCGCTTATGCTTCAGGGTACATAGTACGTGAGTACAAGAAAAGGGGTGGAGGGTATAGATAATGTCTCTAAAAGAATGGTTTGGTAAAGGTAAAAAAGGCGACTGGGTTGATATAGGTGCGCCTAAAAAGAAAGGTAAATACCAAGCCTGTGGACGCAAGTCTGCAAAAGGAGATAGTAAGCGAGCATATCCAAAATGTGTACCTAGGTCAAAAGCTAAATCCATGACTGCGGCACAACGCAAGTCTGCTGTTCAAAGAAAAAGGGCAGCAGGTAATCCGGGTGGAAAACCCACAAACGTAAAAACTATTTTGAAAAAAAAGAAAGGGACTAAGGGTGGAAGGAAAGTTTAGTTTTATACAAAAGCAGCTTGAAGCGTCTGAAAGATTATATGAAATAATGAAAAACGATCTTCGTGATCGAACTCAGCATCAGCTAAAGTATTTTGAATTAATGACTGAAACAACACACAGTTTAATTTTAAAACTAGATGGTCGAGACAAAGAAATAAAAGAATTAAAAAATAGGATAGAAGAGTTAGAAAAAGAAAGAAACAAAACTTTACTATATGATAAATCTTAATTAAAGGAGACTACTATGGAAGTTATTTTTAATACATTACAACAAGCTCAGAAATACGGTATTGAGCAAGCAAAAAGCGCTATAGATTTTAATTCTCGTGCTGCTAAAGCAGTTATAGACCACTGTGCAACAAGTTTAGATTGGTGGAAAGATATACTATCTAAAAAAGATAAGTAGTGTGGAGTAAAAAGTACAAGCGCTCTATTGACTGTAAAAATCCAAAAGGGTTTAGTCAAAGGGCGCATTGCCAAGGAAGAAAGAAACGTGCGGAAATCAAATCCAAGAATACCAAGAAAACCCGGTCAACCCGCAAGGTCTAAGAAACATTCTGATTTATATACGGATGAGAACCCCAAGGGTACGATAAAAGGATTAAAGTTTGCCACACGAGAGGATGCAGTAAAAAGTGTAAGTAAGATTAGAAATAGCGGTAGATCAAAGGCACATAAGATACAAGCTGCTATCGCTATGGAGCAAAGAGCCAGAGTTATGGGTAAAAAAGATGCTGCTGGTGTTTACAGAAAATATATAAATAGCGTGAAAGCAAAGAAATAATGGCTACTACAGACACAACAAGTTTTAATTTAGATCTTAATGAATTAGCGGAAGAAGCGTTTTCACGATGTGGAACCGAGATGCGTACTGGATATGACCTTAAAACAGCCAGACGTTCTTTAAATTTATTAACTATTGATTGGGCTAACCGAGGTATAAACTTGTGGACAATAGAAGAGGGAACTATACCTTTGACTCAAGGCACTATTACGTATGACCTCCCCGTAGACACTATAGATTTATTAGAGCATCAGGTAAGAACAGGTTCAGGTACAAATCAACAAGACCTAACAATTAGCCGTATATCTGTAAGTACATATGCAACAATACCGAATAAAAATGCGACAGGCCGACCCATACAGATATTTATTGACAGAAAGTCTGGGGCTACTAATTCTTCCGGTGTTGTTCAAACCCCTCAAGTAAAAGTATGGCCGACTCCAGATCAAAGTAATTTTTATACTCTTGTGTACTTTAGAATGAGAAGAATACAAGATGCAGGTAATGGTGTTAACACACCAGACATACCGTTTAGAATGTTGCCTTGCTTGGTATCAGGATTAGCGTATTATCTTTCTTTAAAAATACCAGAAGCAACTGACAGAATACAGATGTTAAAACAAGACTATGAAGAGCAGTGGATGATAGCTTCTAGTGAAGATAGAGAGAAGGCTCCTTTGCGATTAGCACCGAGAGAGTTTTTATATTGATATGGGATCTAACTATGCAAGAGGCAAAAGAGCTATCGCAGAGTGCGATAGATGTGGATTTAGGTATAAATTAAAGGAATTAAAACAGCTTACAATAAAGACAAAAAGTGTTAATATTCTGGTATGCCCAGAGTGTTTTGAGCAGGATCAGCCACAATTACAACTCGGCATGTTTCCTGTAAACGACCCTCAAGCTCTGAGGAACCCACGACCAGATTTAACACGATTTGCAGAATCAGATTCCAGAAGTTATCAGTATGGGTTTGACCCTGTAGGTTTTAGCAATCCTTTTAATTTGGATCTAATAAATAATTTGTTAATATCTGGAAGTGTAGGCACAATTACTATAGGAGGAGATGCGGTTTCTAGCACCGAATCTAGTAGTGATAGTAGTGATAGTAGTGATAGCGGAGACAGTGGTGATAGCGGAGACAGTGGTGATAGCGGAGGTGGGTATTAAATAAATCAGGAGAACTTATGAAAGACACCGGAAAATTTAAACAACCTATGGATATGCCTGTACCAAAGCAAGATGGGTATCCAAACAATGTAGCAAACACTCAAACAGTTAAAACAAGAGGGACAGGTGCTGCTACAAAAGGTACAAACTCTTCTAAGAAACTTGGATAATGAACTATAGTCAATTATTTGAAACTATAAAAGGTTATTGTGAGAATGACTTTCCTGATACTTCTTTTACAGATAGTGGTGGAAATACAATTACTCTTACAAGCACCGAGCAGATTAATACATTTATAGACCAAGCAGAACAAAAAGTTTTTAACTCTGTTCAGATATTAGATCTTAGGAAAAATGTGACAGGGGGTATGACTACAGGTAATCAGTATCTTACAGTTCCAACGGATTGGCTTGCTAACTTTTCTTTAGCGGTTATTGATTCTTCTGGAAACTATAGTTATTTGTTGAATAAAGATGTTAATTTTATTCGTGAGGCTTTCCCGAACCCTTCTACCACAGGGCAACCTACGCACTATGCGTTGTTTGACCAAAATTCTTATATATTGGGACCGACTCCAGACGCAAATTATTCTACTGAACTTCACTATTTTTATTATCCACCATCTATTGTTACAAGCAGTACTTCTTGGTTGGGTGATAACTTTGATTCTGTTTTACTTTATGGCGCTTTGATAGAAGCACACATATTTATGAAAGGTGAGGCAGACAGTTACCAAAGCTATGTGCAGAGGTATAATGAGTCTATGGCGTTACTGAAACAATTAAGTGAAGGTAAGAATCGTCAAGATATGTATAGAACTAAACAAGTTAGGTTGGGGGTACAATGATTGGTAATAGCACATCAGTATTGTTAGGTGGTGGAGTAAAAGTTATGACAACTTCTCGTAGAGGTTTTAATACTGAGGAAGTTGCTGAAAGAGCATTAAATAAGATAATAGCTGTCGGTAGTGATTCACACCCTGCAGTTAGAGCGCAAGCTGAAGCTTTTAAAAAAGATATACGAAAAGTTTTAGTGCAATATATGAAAGAAATGGTCAGGAGCCATAATACAACCTTAGCTCATAGGTTTAGAGAGATGGGATATCCTGAACTAATTAAATTACTAGAGGAGTAAAAAATGGCTATTACACAAGCAATGTGTACATCTTTTAAAGCAGAAGTATTATTGGGTGTTCACGATTTTAGACCTGACGCATCTGCTACATCGGACGTTTTTAAATTAGCGTTGTATTCTGCAGCAGCTACTTTAAGTGCTGGCACTACATCTTTTACAACAAGTAGTGAATCCACTGGAACTACTTCAGGTGGTTCTGCTCTTGTAAATTTAGGTGTTACTATAGGGGATTCTACGGGGTTTGTAGATTTCTCTGATTTAACATTTACTAACGTCACTATAAATGCGGCGGGGTGTTTAATTTATAACAGTACGCCTTCTACAAATTCAAACACTGGAGCTTCTTTAACTAACCCTGCCGTATGTGTGTTAGATTTTGGAGGTACAAAAACATCCACTTCAGGTGATTTTAGTGTAATATTTCCAGCGAATACGAGTGCTGCAGCTATAATTAGAATAGCTTAAAATGGCTGATGTAAATGTTAATGTAGCAAGACAAGCCGTTGCAAACGGGTGGGGTAGAGCGGCTTGGGGTGACGGTGGTTGGAACGCATCAATAACTGAACCTGACATTAGCATGACAGGAGCTGTGGGGTCTACGTTTGTTAACGCAGATGCAAATGTAAGTGGTCTATCCGGTGTCATAGGATTAAAGTTTGTAGGTGAAGAAGAAGTAGTCAGTAATAATAATCTAAGCGTTACTGGTTTTAGCGCAACAGTTGGTTTAGGTTCAATATCTGTAGCTTTAAATAATATAGTCTCTGCAACCGGGCTATCTGCAACGAGTAGTTTAGGTAGTGTATCAGCAGAAGCTAACGCTACTACAAATGTAACTGGAGTATCCTCTGCTATGAGTTTAGGTAATAATTTAGTATGGGGGCAAATAGACACAACACAAACACCCGATTGGGGAGAAATTAAAGAAGCAGCATAGGAGAATAAAATGGCTTCATCATATTCAAATTTAAAAATACAACTCATGGGAACCGGAGATAACTCTGGAACTTGGGGTACAATTACGAATACAAACTTAGGCACTGCCATAGAAGAAGCTATTTGTGAATCCGCAGATGTTGCTTTTTCTCAGGATAGCCTCACTCTTTCTTTGACAGACAGTAATGCCACTCAAGTGGCTAGGCATTTACGCCTCAATCTAACTGGTACAGGATCTGCAGGGATAACTCTTACCGTTCCTGATATAGAAAAAAACTACATAATTAATAATACTTTAGCCACTGATGTAGGAATAAAAAACTCTTCAGGATCACAAGTCACCGTCCCTAATGGTAGATCAGCGATAGTGTATAGCACAGGGTCTGGCGTAGTAGATGCGATTACAGGTTTAAATACTGCAGAAGTAACGGATTTAACAGTTACTACTAAGTTATCTGCTAACGGTACGTTAGATGTATCAGGTAACGGTTCTGTGGGAGGCACGTTTAATGTAGAAGGCGATTTAAAAAACGCTTCGGGTAATTTAACAGTAGACCCTGCTACACAAATTGTAGAAATTAGAGGTAATGGTTCAGATACAGAAGGGCAGATAAAATTAAACTGTCATGCTAATAGTCACGGACAAACTTTAAAAGCGCAACCACACTCTCTTAATATAACTAATACTAATTTATTACCAAAAGGCGGTAACTCAACATTAGTTTCTGAAAGTGCCAGTGCGACTATTACTAATAAAATTTTTAACGCCAGTCTTAGAGAAAAAATAAATGTTTCTACAACCTCTGCTACGGGCGTAATTAATTTTAGTGTATTAGAACAAAATGCTGAATTAAGAACAAATGATGCGGCGGCAGACTTTGAGTTAAATTTTAGAGGTAGTGCAGGAGCAACATTCGCTTCCATTATGCCTACTGGCGAATCAGTATCGCTTGCATTTGAGTCAAAAATGGGTGCAACTGCGTATTATTTAGAAGCAATACAAATAGACGGTGCTACAGCCAACCCAGTGTATTGGCAAGGAGGCACTGCGCCATCTCAGGGTAATGTTAGTGGTGTGGATAGTTATTTAATAAACATTACTAGGACTACGGGAACGGCTAATTACACTTGTTTAGCATCTCAAACACAGTTCGGGAAGGTTGATTACTAATGCCAGTTAAAAGTCTAAAAGGCGGTATAGGAGTAAGACCTCTTGGTTTTGGTCTTGGAGCTGCTGAAGAAGAAACAGAGCCTAACTTTAATCAAACTGTATTACTTCTTCATGCAGATGGTTCTGAAGGTGCAGGAGATACATCAAATTTAGGAGATCCAAACTACAAAGCATTTAAAGATAACTCTACATCAGCTCATGCTCTTGCTGTAGCAGGTGATGCTTATGGTAATGACTTTAGCCCATATTATTATGCTGATGGGTATTGGAGTAATTTGTTTACTGTGAATAATACTACTATGAGTCTTACATCTACGGCTGCTTTACAATTAAGTGGAGTATTTACAGTAGAATGTTGGATTAATTTAAAGACTTTAGCAACTGATGGTGGGCCTCATCCAAGTATTCTTACTTTTCCTACTAATGGAAGTTATCAAACACAACTTTACTTAAATTCTAGTAATGATTATGTTGGTTGGTATTATAATGGAGATATAGTTAAAACAACTAATAATAGTATTTCATTAAACACATGGCATCATATTGCTGTTGCCAGAGATGCTTCAAATCAAATAGCTTTGTGGTTAGATGGAACTAGAATAAGTGCTTTAGCTACAGGGCAATCAACATCGTATGGAAATACAAGTGGTACTTTTTATATTGGTTCTTTTAGTACGACTGGAGAATTAGATGGCTATATATCAAATGTTAGAATAGTAAAAGGTTATGATGTTTATGGAACTACTAATACATCTATAACAGTACCTACTACTCCTCTTACAGCAATAACAGGAACTAGTTTATTAACTTGTCAATCAAATAGATTTATAGATAATGCCTCTAGCCCTCATGCTCTTACAGTGGGAAGTGGTCAATCAATATCTACCAACACACCATTCACAGTTACAAAAACTGCAAATGTAGGCGCAGGATTTTTTGATGGTAATACTGATAATTTAACAACATCAGGAAGTTCTGATTTTGCTTTTGGTACAGGAGACTTTACTGCTGAAGCTTGGGTATACCCTAGTAGTTTACCTTCAACTGCTGTTGTTTTAGACCTAAGATATAACAATAATGCTAATACAGATAATATATCCGCACTAACTTTGTTTGGTTCAACATTAGGATCTTTTATTGGAGCTAATAAAACAGCCGGATCTGATATACCGGTTGTAATAGGACAGTGGAATCATATTGTTGTTCAAAGAATAAGTAGCACTTTGTATTTTGCTGTTAATGGGAAAGTAAGTTCAACAACTGTTGCCTCATCAGACAATCTTAATAATACTAACCAAAGAGCAACAGTAGGTGGTAATGTAGACCAAACAACTGTGTCTATGTATACAGGTTATATAGCAGACCTTCGTGTAGTTAATGGAACAGGAGTATATGGAACAAGTAATTTCGATGTACCAACAACATCATTAACAGCAGTAACAAATACTAAATTTCTTACATGTCAATACTCAGGAGCAGTTCGTAATGTAGGCTTCTTAGATGACTCTAAATATAATCATCGTATAACTCGTAATGGTGATGTAAGCATAGGTACATTCAGCCCATTTAGTTTAGAAGATGGGTATTGGAGTTATTATGGAGGTAATACAGGAGGTTATTACTTTGCAGATTCTGCTGATCTTGAAATAGGTACTTCAGATTTTACAATCGAATTTTGGATGAATTTAGATACAATTAGTGGAGGTGACTATCTTACTGGTAAAGTGCCTTCTAGTGGAGCAGGAGGTGATACAGCTTTTCAAATATATATGAGTGGTAGTGGAGGAGTAATAAATTTCTGGCTACAAGACACATCAGGTACTACGACTATTTCAACTCCTTCTTCTACTATATCTGCACATACATGGCATTTTATTTCTTGTGTTCGACAGAGTGGAACAATGAGACTATATGTAGATGGAGTTCAAAAAGCTACAGGAACTAGATCAGGTTCGGTAAAAGATGTTGCAGGAGGTGTTGGAATAGGCATGACTGGTGAATATGCTGATTATCTTGCAGGATACATGAGTAACTATAGATTTGTAATTGGTACTTGTTTGCGAAACGATGGTACTACATTTAGTGTTCCAACAACGCCTTTAACTTCAACTGGTTCAGAAACAAAAATACTTACGGCACAATCAAATAAATTTGTTGATAATTCTTCTACAGGAAGAACTCCTGTTCTTTCAGGTACAGCACCTAAAATATTACCATTCTCACCTCTTGCGCCATCTAGGTCATATAGTAAAGATGCAGTAGGTGGTAGTGTTTACTATGATGGTACTGGAGATTATTTAACTTACACAACAGATAATGCAACTCCTAGACTTAGTACAAACTGGAGCATAGAGTTTTGGATGTATTTAACTGCTCGTGGCTCTCATGGTTTTCTTCAGCAACATGGTGGAAGTGCAGGTGATTTTAACACCACAAATGGTATGTCATTTCAATTCTATGAGGTTAGTAGTACTATGTATTGGCAACCTGCAAATGGTTCAGGGGGTTCTGTAGCATTATCAACAGCAACCTTACCCCCATTATTTGCTTGGACTCACATGGTAATTAGTAATGATGGTACACAGACTTCAGTATTTATGAATGGAGTTAGGGTGTTAAATGGAACAACTGGTTATGAAGATATGCACAATGCAACAACATCTAATAAAATTCAATTAGGATATTTAGCAGGTTCTGACTATCCAACTGATGGTTATTTTACTGGACTGCAATATCATAACACAGAAGTTTATGATGCTAGTTCTACAACAATAACAGTTCCAACTGCTCCTAAGTCTGCCGATGCTAATACTTTATTATTATCAAACTTTACTAATGCAGGTATCATTGACCACACAATGAAAAACAACCTTGAGACAGAAAATAATACAAGAGTCTCGGGACAACAAGTTAAGTTTGGTACTGGTAGTATGTATCTTGATGGTACTGGTGATTATTTATTTTTACCATCTAATGACAATTTAGTAATGGGGACTGGTGATTTTACTTTTGAAATGTTCTTTTATTATGATGCAGCTAGTTATGCTGATGGATATTTAATTGACCAAAGAAATACTGCTTCACAAGCTGCAATTGCAGTATATATTCAAGCAAGTACAGGAAAATTTATTTATTATGTAAGTGGTTCTGCACGAATTAATGATGCAACTCCTGCATCCGTTAGAGCATGGCAACATTTTGCATTGGTGCGATACAATGGAACAACAACAATTTATGTTAACGGAACTGCATCAGGTTCGACATACTCTGATTCAAATAATTATGTTGCACCTAATACATACATTGGTGCTAGATTTAATGCAACAAGTCCTTTTAATGGATATATGGACGATATTAGAATGACTAAAGGTGTTGCTAGATATACTTCAAACTTTACAGCCCCAACAAAAGCCTTTGCTAACAGATAGGAGACAAAATGTATATTGCAAAAGTAGATGGAAATGTTGTCGGTGAAATAGTACATTACACAAAAGTGTTTCGTACTGTGCCTACTGATGACCAATTAACGAAAAGAGGTTATAAAAAGATTAACAAGTTTAAGCCTCACGATAATCTAACAGAAGCACTAACTGGAACAACTCCATACGTATCTGGTTCTTACGTATTCACTGTAGAAAAAACTGATTTAACTTCTGATGAAATAACAGATAGAAAAAACTCAGCCATGAATAAAATAAGAGCCACTAGGGATGAAATGTTAAAAGCTACAGACTGGGCTGCAATTAAAAAAGCCGAAACCGGAGAGGCTATGCCTAGCGCTATGGCTTCATATAGACAGGCTTTGCGTAATGTCCCTGCTACAATCGGTAATGCAGATCCTAGAACATGGAGTGATTGGCCTACAATAAGTTTAGATGGTAGTTCTGCTACTGGGGTATAAATAGGGTGGAGAAAAGAGCCAATGTTAGATGATAGATCCCATCACTGCATTGACTGCAGCAAATTTAGCCTTCAATGGTGTCAAGAAAGCCATTCAGGTAGGCAGAGACCTAGAAGATATTTTTAGTCAATTATCGACTTGGAGCGGACATGTTTCTGATTTACAAGAATGGATGGGTCAGGAAAGGAAGTTCAAAAAACCGACTTTATGGCAAAAACTAACATGGGATAAAAGCGAAACGGCAGAGGCATTTGATGAACTTATCGCAAAAAAGAAGATTAAAGAGATGGAAGATGCAATCAAACATGAATTTACATGGGGAAAGCTTCACCATCTTGGAATGGATGGGCCTTATGGCTACCGAGCCTTTATTAAGATACGTCGGGAAATCAAAGAAAAACGGAAGAAACAAATATACAATCAGATGCGAAGGCGGAAAGCTTTTATATATAACACAAAGATGGGAGTGGCAATTGGAACCCTTGTATTGATTTTGATATGGCTACTACATTTTGGATGGACAGCAATTATGGAAGCAAGTAAATGATTAGCGTGGCGTTTTGGGTGGCTACCATGGTTCCACATGTAGACCAGTACTATTGTAAGTTGCAATGGGTGGAAAGAGATTTATGTTATTACTGGTGTGCTAATACTAAAAGAGGATTTAATTGGTTTGAACCAAGAGCAGTAAAAGGATGTAAGCTAGAAAAGTTGTTTTATAAAGTAGAAAAGGAAAAATCGAGTGCTTAATTTAATATCAGGGTTATTACCAATAGGAGAGAAGCTTGTAGATAAGTTAATTCCCGACCCGCAAGCTAAACAAAAGGCTCTTCAGCAACTAAAGAAGATGGAGCAAGACGGAAGTCTCAAACGCATGGAAGCTGAATTTGCTGATAAAGATAGCGCCAGAAAACGTGAGATGGCTATCTCTACCAGTGAACATAGCCCGTGGCTAAATAAAATCATTACCAGTCTACTCGCACTCGGCATTGTGGGGTTAGCTTTTGCTTTATTTGCTGTTATATTATTCTTAGAAGTCACACCTGCAAACAAGGATATACTTATTTTTTTACTCGGTAATTTGACAACATTGGTAGGTTTGGTGTGTTCATATTATTTTGGTAGTTCAGTAGGTAGTAAAGATAAAACAGAAGAGATAAAGGGGTTAATGAAGAAATGAAAATGGATTGGAATACAAGCGCATATTTTTCTCAACATGAGTTTAAATGTTCACACACAGGTCAATGTGACATGAACCCAGAGTTTATAGATAAGTTAAATGATTTACGTTTAGCTTTTGGGAAACCTATGAAAATAACTTCTGGATACAGACACGTTAGTCATCCCATTGAAAGAAAGAAAGAAACTCCGGGAGCGCACACTACAGGGCAAGCTGCAGATATAGCAGTATCAAGAGAGGATGCGTTTCATTTATTATCATTAGCGTTAAGCAAAGGTTTTACAGGCATAGGCATACAACAAAAAGGTTCAGGTAGGTTTATACATTTAGATACATTAGAAAATTCACCGGAAAGACCAAGGCCAACAATCTGGTCTTATTAATATGACTTTACAGAAACTACAATTTAGACCCGGTATAAATAGAGATGTAACTAACTACTCTAATGAGGGCGGTTGGTTTGAGTGCGATAAGGTGCGGTTTTTAAATGGCTATCCAGAAAAATTAAATGGGTGGGCCACGTATGCGCCATCTTCTATACTAGGTACTTGTAGGGCTTTGTTTGGGTGGATAACATCTTTTGAAGATAATTTTTTAGCCATAGGCACAAACTCTAAAGTATATGTAGAGGTTGGAACCAACTTAAACGATGTGACACCTTTGCGTTCTGCTAGTCCAACTTTGGCAGTTCATGCTTTCTCTGCTACAAACACTTCTGCAACAATAGCTGTAGAAGCCACAGCACATGGGACAAATACAGGAGATTTTGTAACTTTCTCTGGAGCATCCTCTTTGGGTGGAAACATAACCGCTGATGTATTAAACCAGAACTATGAGATAACTGAAATAGATGCTGATAACTACAGCATATCCGCAGCGGTAACTGCTAATGCTTCTGATACAGGAGATGGTGGGGCAAGTGCCGAAGGATCATATGAAATACCAACAGGTAATGGAACTGTTTCTTATGGTTACGGTTGGGGTGTAAGCACGTGGGGTAGACTAGGCTGGGGTTCTGGCGCATTACAACCTTTGTTATTACCTTTAACTGTTTGGTTTTTTGATAACTTTGACAACGACTTAGTTATGAACGTGAATACTGGAGGTAAGGGTGCTGTATTTTATTGGGATAGAGGAGCTTTAGATGACCCCGGTTCTTCTCTTGGAACTAGAGCTGTCAAATTATCTACGAGAGATGGAGCTAAAAACGTACCTGCAGAAGTAGGACAAATCATGGTGTCTCAAAACGACAGGCACTTGTTAGCTTTCGGAGCATCCCCGTTTTCAGGATTAGATACAACAGAGGATACAGGCACATTTGATCCGTTGTTAATTCGTTTTGCTGATCAAGATAATCCAGAAGATTTTAAGCCTACAACCACTAATAGTGCGGGGTTTTTAAGAGTCAGTAGTGGTTCAAGAATCGTTACTGCATTTAGAACAAGACAAGAAACTCTAGTATTTACAGATATGTCTGTTCATTCACTACAGTTTTTAGGGACTACTGAAGTATTTAGTTTACAAGAATTAGAAACCAATATATCTATATCTAGTCCACGTTGTATAGCAGCAGCTAGTAATGTGTTGTTTTGGATGGGGACAGATAAGTTTTATTTATACAACGGACGTGTAGACACGTTACCGTGTACTTTAAGAGACCACGTATTTAATGATTTAAACTTTGATGCGTTGCCTTACATATACGCAGGTACTGTAGAGTCACACAATGAAGTGTGGTGGTTTTACCCATCTAAAGATAGCCAAACAAATGATTCTTACGTAACTTACAACTATAAAGACAACTTGTGGTTCTATGGAAAGCTAAACCGATCTGCTTGGTTGGATGCTAATTTAAGGCAGTTCCCACAGGCTGTAGGGGAAAACACTTTATTTGACCACGAAAGTGGTATGGATGCTGATGGCTCGGCTATGGAGTCGTTTATTACAAGCTCTGACTTTGATATAGGTGATGGAGAGAAATTTACTTTGGTTAGACGGATAATACCCGATGTAGATTTTACGGGTTCCAATGCAGCAGAACCTCATGTTAAAATGACGGTGAAACCTAGAGACTTTCCCGGTAGTGCATACCGGATAGAAGATAATAAAAATGTTATTGAAACATCTGTAGGTGTCTACACCGATCAAGTATATTTAAGAGCAAGGGCAAGACAGATAGGTTTTAAAATAACATCCGATAGTCTAGGTACAATGTGGAAGTTAGGCTCTCCAAGATTAGATGGTAGACCTGATGGGAGAAGATAATGGCGATGCGAAACTTTCGGTCTCCACCGTTGCCTTTGCCTCAAAACGAGTACGATCAGCAATATTTCAATCAGTTAATAAAAGTTCTTCAGACATATTTCAGACAGTTGGATTCACAGAATCCATTACATTTAGATGGGCTTGTATTAACTGATTTAACAGAGAGTCCAGTAGGATTCCCTAATTATAGCTTATATAGAGAAGGTAGAGATGTTAAGATATTATTACCCGGTGATGCGGTGGTGGCAGGGAGTTCGGCAACAACAGGTTTAGGATCAGTAACGGTGACAATAACATGAATATAGTTTTAACCTGCAGAAACAACCTCCTCGGTGGCATCACCACCCTACCTCTCCGCCTTGGGGGTTGGCAGGTCTTTACAGTATGATTAGGAACTAATAATATGGCTACAATTCAAAATGTAACAAGCGTTCCCGGAGGGTACGTAATAAGACGGGTAATACCGGATCCAAATAACCCTGCATTTGGAGCATCAACTACTGTAGAAGATTTTATTCCCGCAGAAGACGTAATTAGTTCTTCGCAAAACTTTAGAAATTTTGGGCTGCAAACCGATATTCAGTTACCCGATGATTATGTTGTTGGGGCAACCTACACTCCCCCAGTAATTGGACAATCGTTAAATCAACCTGCAAAAGTAACTAATATAAACACGGGGGAATCAGCTCCAATTGATCGAGCCTCAGAAGTCATAAATAAAGGAGGCGACGCTCCAGTCAATGACAAAGATTTAGCTCGTGATGCAAATACAACTACGACCGCACCTACAACTGATATGGATGCTGAGAAATTTGATAAGCTCACTGACGCTGAACAAGATGATTACATGGCTCAGGTTTTAGGGTACGATGATTATGCTGATATGCAATCAGTTATACCTGATACACCTACAACTACGCCTACACCTGTTACACCATTTAATAGAGACACACTAAAAGAAAGACTAGGGATACCTACATTAAGTTTTGCTGACTTTAATAAAGCTCCTGTAACAACAGGACCAACAGCAACAGCAGGTATTGAAAGATTAAGACCTACAGATACAACAGGAACAATGGCTGGTGTATTTGCAAGCCCTCAGTTTACATCACCTTATTCTGTTCAAACTGAACAACAACAATTACCTGACACTTTTACACAACTTGGAGATTTGTTTAGTGAACAATTTAAAGAAGAGATAAGAGGTCCATTAGAAGAACAAATAAGAGCAGAAGTAGCCGAAGAAGCGGCAGGTAATAGAGCAGGTGGTCTTGCTAGCTTAGGATATAGACGTGGTGGTGTGGTGGATGAAAATGGTATACCTCGTTTGTTTATTGGAGGTTTGTTTAAAGGTATAGGTAGAGCGTTGAGTGGGGCAGTTAAAGGAATAACTAAGATAGCTCCGTTTGTATTACCATTTATACCGGGGTTTCAAGCTTTAACACCTTTTAAACAAGCTCTTGTGGCAGGAGGTATTGGTGGTTTTAGAGATGGTAAATTTGATCCAACCAGAGCTTTAACTGCTGGTGTTACTACTTACGGATTAGGAAAACTGGCTGAAGCTGCGGGAGCATCTGGGCAGGTAAGTGAAGGGATGGGTGGTGTTGATGCAAGTGTTGCAGAGCCAATGGTTAGGACAACTCCCGGAACAACTACAAGCTTTCCAGAAACACCTCTACCTGACGTTAAGACAGGTGCGTATAGACCAAATATTTCTTCAGGAATGGAAAACATAGCGCAAGGTAGTGTAACAGTTCCCACTGAAACGGCTTCATACGTAGATGTTTTTAGAACGCCAGCAACAACCTCTTCAGGGGTTGGTTTGGATTCACTAAAAGGGCAAGTAGTTGGCACAGGACAAAACATTCTTAGAACTGGAGAAGAATTAATATCTGGTAATATACCCATGAAAAAATTAATTACTCCTGCTATCTCTACTTTAGGCGGTATAACAGCTACAAAAGCTGGCGATGAAATTGCTAAACAAGAAGCAGAATACAAAGCTTTAACAGCGGCAGATGCAGCGGAAAAAGAAAGAAAACGTAGACTAGCTTTAGAAGCTATGAGAAGAAACCCCTTTGGTTATAACAAAGGTGGTGAAACATCACTTCCTCCTAGATATTTAGATGGTGCGGGTGATGGTATGAGCGATTCAATACGAGCCAATATAGGTGGTATGCAAGAAGCAAGATTAGCTGATGGAGAATTTGTCGTCCCTGCCGATGTAGTGGCAGACCTTGGTAACGGTTCCTCAAATGCAGGAGCTGAAAGATTATACTCCATGATGGATAGAATTAGACAGGCACGTCATGGAACAACAAAACAACCGCCTGAAGTAAATGTAAACAAAACATTACCAGCGTAGAGGAAAAGATATGGTACAACAAGTAACCCAAGTAACGAGTGAAATACCTGAGGTATTAGAACCTTATTTTATAGGCGATCCCGGTGCAGGTATAACAGGCATAATGCCGAAAGCCCAAGAACTATTTGGGAAAGGTTTTGATCAAGTATACGGAGCAGGAGCGCAATCTCTTATGGGACTTGGTGGCGTTGCACCTATGTCAGCCGCACAGCAAGAACTTGGTACGCAAATAGCAGGGCTACAAGCTCCAGAAGCATTTACTACAGCACAACAAGCTCAAGAAGCAGGTATTCAAGGATTATTAGCAGCGCCCGGAAGATTTGATTCAGCGGCAGCTCAAGCTTATATGTCACCATATCAGCAAAGCGTAGTAGACATAGCGCAAAGAAAAGCGATAGACGCTGCAAAAAAAGCTCAGTTGGATGCCAACTTAGCGTCAGCTAGACAAGGTACATATGGTGGTGCAAGACAAGCTCTTTTAACAGGAGCTAGAGAATCAGGACTTAGAACTCAACTCGGCGATATACAGTCTAGAGGGCTACAAGCGGCTTTTGAGAATGCACAAGCACAGTTTGAGAGAGACCGTGCCGCACAGATGGCAGCAGCTTCTGGATTAGGTACACTAGGACAACAACAAGGAGCATTAGGAGTTCAGCAACAAGCAGCAGAACTAGACCGACTCAAGACACTCGGTGCGTTTGGAGACTTAGAAAGAGCTATAATGCAAGAAGGTCTAAGCGCAGAAGGCGCATACCAAAGACGTAGAGACGAGTTTGGACAACAGCAACTAGGTAATCTTGCAAACATCTTGCGTGGTGTACCAACAACAGACACAACACAAACAACTGCTACACCTCCACCAAGCTTCGCATCACAACTAACAGGTCTTGGTATTACAGGTCTAAGTTTAGCTAAATTATTAGGGGGTTAAAAATGATTCCGCAACAAGGTCTAACTACTATATTAAAAGATAAAATGGCTAATATAGAAGCCAAGGCTAGAGCTTTTTTAATGTCAGATGACAAAATAGGTTTTATAGCAAAACTTATGCAAGACAGCCCTACCGAAGTCGCTCCTATTGTGAACGCAGGAAGAAGAATAGCAGGTGAACAAAAAGCTATGATGATGGCGCAAGCTCAAGACACACAACCTTCAGTTACACAAAACAATCTAAAAGCAATTACAGAGCCTGTAACTGCCGCTAGAAGTGGTGGAGCTATTTCATCTTTACCAATAAAAGATAGTATGTTTAGAGCAGCAGGTGGTGGTATCGTTGCGTTTGCAAATGGTGGTGGTATACAACCAAATTTTTATCCGGGACTACCGGGTGTAAATAGGGCGCAAGCAATAGAAAATGAAAAAAGAAAAAGAATTATGGAGGCTGAAAGAGAAGCTAATAAACAAGGTAAAACTCTATTTACGCCTAGAAGAAGTCCGGGCTTTGTAGATTTCCTTGGAGGCGACAGCCCGATAACCACACCTTCATTACCTCCCGGACAATCATACACGCCGGGTATATTTGGTTTAATGCGGGGACAGTCAGCAAATCAAAAAGCTGCTGAAGCTGTAGATGCGCCTCAGACTCAGGTGTCGAGAGCAGATATCGAAGCGTTAGCTGCAGGTGATAAAAAAATAGAAGATGTAGATTTAACAAGAGCTAGAAGTGATACTTCACTGGTTCCTAGATTCTCTGACGACGATTTAAAAACAGCTTTAGAAGCAGATGATGTGTTAAAAACAAAACTTGATTTTGAAGACGCTGCGTTAAAACAAGATGGTACTCCGACAATGGAGGACACGGGTCTTATGGGTCAAGCTGTAGATGATAAGAGAAAAGAAACACCTGACAGAATACAGTTTGAGTTTACAGATGCGGACACATTATTAAAAGAAGCTCAAGAAACAGCCGATAGTATATTTAAAAAAGTAGAAGGTTCAGATGACTTTGCAAATCCAGAAAAAGCGGTTGCAGATACAAGAGCATTTTTTGAGAAGTCTGGTGTAGATTTAACTAACGCAGCACAAAAAGCAGCTTTGGATAAGCAAGAAGCATTATTAGCCAAGGATAAAAAAGAAGGTGCTATGTATGCGTTACTTGAGTTTGGTTTTGGTTTAATGGCAGGTAAAAGCCCAAATGCTTTAACTAATGTGGGAGAAGCAGGTAAAGCAGTAGCGCCAAGACTATTCCAGTTACAAAAAGATATAAGAAAAGGTAACGAGCGTTTAACAGATGCTAGACTTAAATTAGCAGAATTAGAAAATACTCAAAAAATGGGTATAGCTAAAGTCTCTATGGACAGAATAGAAAAAGAGAAAGAAAGAATAGCTAGAGCAAACGACAGATTAATGCAAACTAAAGCTTCATTTATAAACTCTTTCATGCAAAACAGAAGAATGTTAGAAACTTCTAAACTTAGCGCAATGACAAATCTACGAACTGCTGAGATGAGAGTTGAGGCGCAAGATAGAGCAACGCAAGCTCAACTTGATAAGGTCACCAGAGATAAATTGATAGCGGAAGCGCTTAATATGCCAGAAGGTCCAGAAAGAACAAAACGTTTAGAAGAAATTAACAAGGTGTACTTTAGACCAGATCCTTTTGCGAGTCTTGGTGAGCGACTTAGGACGGCTGGTAAGGGAGCAGGACTAGAAGATAAAGAAATTACTGCTTTAGAAAATAGGTTAGGACTAACACAAATAAAACAAATACCATGACCCCAAAAGAAAAATACAGAGCTTTAGGAGAGAATTTCTTAAAAATATACCGCTCTCCAGAATATGGACCTGAAGTTGCTCAACAGTATTTGGCTTCTTACAACTTAGACTTTGAAAGCCTTAATAAAGCCATAGATGCTACAGATGATGAGACTACTTTTAGTGAGTTTATAGATCAGGTTCAAGAAGGGTTTAAAGGTATTATCCCCGGTGCGGCAGGTACAATAGAGACTGGGGTTGTTGGTGCTTCTGCATTAGCACCTGACGAGGGGTTTATAACAGAAAAAGGTATCCGTGATACAGCATCAGATGTATTAAGACCATTACAAGAGTTTGCAGCTCCAGAAGCAGGATTTGAAGAATCTACTGGTAGAAAGATTGGTGAAGGTCTAGGTTCGTTTTTATCTTTTGTAGGTTTAGGGTTAATACCCGGATTTGGTAAAGCGGGGTTAGCAGGGTTTGCCGCAGCTACAGGAGCGGGTGAGGCACGTTTACGTGCAGAAGCAGAAAATGCTACTCCAGAACAAATTAGTGATGCGACATTCCGTGGAACTTTTGTTGGTCTATCAGAAGCGCTTGCTCCTGCTAAAGTTTTAGGCCGTATTAAACGAACTAAAGAGGGAGCTACAGCAGTAAATAAAGCTGTTGATAGAATCTCCAGTGCTGCTATAACGGGAGGAATAGAAGGCGCACAAGAAGCTGCCGCAGGTATAGCTCAAAACTTTATAGCTCAAGACATATATAAACCGGAACAAGAATTAGTAGAAGGTCTTGGGGAAAACTTTACGATTGGAGCCACAGTTGGTGTAATAGCACAAGGATTATTTGATTTAGCCATACCACGTGCAACAAAAACTGCAAAAGCTACCACAGAAGAAAAACCTGCTACTCAAGAAGATACAGAACCTGCAAAGATGCCTACAGTACAGGAAGAGTTATTTCCTGATGATAAAAAACCTAGTAGAGCTGAATTGTCAAAACTATCAGATAAACAAAAAGAAATAAATAAATTCAAACGTGCAGACTTCAGAGACCTTGAAAAAGAACAGACAGATCAATTCATCATAAAAGAAATTAAAAATACAAGAGATGAGTTTGATATGTTCCAGCGTGAGAACCAAAGGCTTGAGGCTGCTTTTAATAAATCAAAAGATACAGCGGAACGAAACAGGTTAGGAAAACTAGGCCAAGAGAATTTTGCTACTATGGCTACATTAGAGCAAAAGATAAACACGTTAAAAGAACAGGCCGCTAAACGCAGGATTGCTAAATCTAAGTATGAAAGACCGACAACTCCAAAAGGACAAGCAGAGCTTGATTTCTCTGGCACTTTAGAAGACACAAGAGACCCAGTTAAAGCCCCACTACCCAAAGCCACAGCACTAGGTGGATTAGACCCAAATGTAAAATTAACTCCTGAACAGGAAGATTTTTTTATACAAGAAAGAACTAAAGCAGCCGTAGGGAAAAAAACAAAGGGAGAGGTTTTATCTGCCGAAGAAAAAGTATTAACAGATGCAAGAGATAGAGAAATAAGACAGACAGAAGTTGACTTACAACAAACAGGGGTGCAAAAAAGAGTACCACCCTTAGTATTAAAGTCTCCTGAAGATGTTGTGTTAGGCACTCGTCAACAAGAGCAAGAATTATTGGAAGATTTAGAAGGTATAAAAAGTATTAGACAAAAGCAGTTAGATGAATTAGAGCAAGAAATAGCTAATACCACTGATAGAAATGCAAAAAGAAGGCTACAGAGAAGATTTAACAGAGTTGCTGAAGATATAAAAGGTATAAATGAAAGATTACCTCAACAACTTTTTGATGTAAGTAGAGCTAAAGATGAGGCAGTGCCGACACCAGAAGCACCCCAAAAAATAACTGAAGCAGATTTTAAAGAAATGGGTATAGGTCCTACAAACAAAAGTCTGCGTAAAAAAATACTTGGTAAAGATTTAGATAACCCAAATGAAAGAGCTGAAGTACGTGATGCTTTAAACACATACGTGCAAACTGGCAATAAAAGTGAGGGTTTACGAAACCGAGTAGAAAGTTATTTATCTAAGCCTGTATTTGCAGAACAACTATCCTTGGGTTTACCACAACCAGTAAAGGAGACAATAGATGATAGAAGAAGAGAAATTACCCCTGACAGCGAAAGAGCTGTCCTTGGCGATGCAGCATCTGTGGCTCCCGGACCCAGTCCCGAAACAATTACAGCACCTGTCGGAGAAAGAGTGGATACAGGTAGGACTGATACTAGACAGGCTGATGTCAGAAAGAGACAGGTCGACCCTACATTAGAAGGAGAAGGAGATCTTCCTATAGGAGAAGTTTCTCGCCCTGTTCCATTAGAAGTTACAGAAGATTTCAAAAAAGCTTTTCCTAAAACGACCACAGAAACAGAAGCTGTGAGTGAATCAATGGAGGGGTTAGGAAAGTCTTTAGAGAAGTTTATTAAAAGAATACGTAAAGCAAGAGAAGAAAAGAAAGAGAAAGAAGCTAAGAAAAAACCTACAAAACAAGAACAACAAGAGTCTTTACAGACGGCTATAGTTGCAACTCCTCTAAACGAATATATACAAAGACAACACAAAACAAAAACCCTAAATGAAGATAGAGAGTTAGAATATTTTGCAGCAGATTTGTACGTAGAGGGAAGAGCTAAGTTAGGTAAGATAAACCTAACTGACGTTGAGACTGGTCCAAAAAGAAGAGTAAATACAATAAAATACTCTGGTTTAACTAAAACCGAAAGAACCGTTTTAGAAAGTTTAAATGAAGAACAAAAAGCAAAAGTAGATAATAAAGTTCTTGAACTAATAGCTACCGAAGAAAAAGCAAATAAATATCAGGCTAGGTTAGATCAAGAAAAAGAAACAAAAGTAGCTGAACTAAAAGAAGGTAATACACACGTAAAAGCTATCGTAAAAATAAAAAATGAAATCATAAAAGATTGGAAAAATGCTCCTAGGATAGATGTTGTACCAAATGAAAACAGACTTCCTGCAAAAATACAAACTTACTTAGAAAACAAGCGTAACGAAGATCTTCTTGATGATGATAAAAGAGTAAGAGGTGTATTTGATGCAGAAACTAATACTGTTTACTTAGTAGCCAACGCACTTAAAGCTAATAACCAACAAGTTGCAGAAACTATATTACATGAGTCCATAGGACACTTTGGTTTACGTGCTGTGCTAGGTGATAAATATTCAGAAACGATGCAAAACATCTATAAAAATGGTAATAAAGAATTACAACAAATAGTAAATACCATGATGCAGACAGAAGGTTTGTCAAAAGAATCTGCTGTAGAAGAATTAATAGCCGATAGCGCTGAAAAGTTAGCTAGTGGGAAGAACATAATATCTACTCTAAAATCACTTGTTAACAAGACAGTTGCTTTTATTAAAAAATTCTTGAGAGACAACTTAGGTATTAAGATATCTGACAATAAGACTGTAGAAGACTTAGTAGCTAAATCCCTAAACTTTGTTATAAATGGTAGAAAGAAAAAATTGAAAAGAAACCCATATGCGGCAGAAATAATGCTACAAAGTGTGGCGTTAGATGCACCGGGTACTCTTGCTATAGAGAATTTGCTTTCTAAAAATATTTCTAACAAAGGTAATAATGAAGTATTTAAAGAGTTCGTAGAAAAAAATTCTTCTGTCACTGCTATGAAAGGGTTTTTCTCTAGGGCAGCGGCTAGGATAGAAGTAGAAGTAGGCTTTAAAGGCGCTTCAGTAGAACGTAAATTAAAGAAACTATATAACGGAGCAATTAGAAACGTATTAGGTGATATAAGACCTGACTTGTTTTTAACAATGGCTGAACACTCAGATACATTAGGAACGGCTGTTATGAAGCAAGGTAAGTTGATGTTCTCAAAAGAGACTGGATGGCAAGCCGTTAAAGATAAAGATTCTTTGTTTGAAGCATACCAACAAATCGCTGATTTTGGACAGCAAATACGTGACCCACAAAAAGCTATGGATGTGGTTAGTGATGTGTTAGTCGCAGTAAGAGCAAGTGAACTTAAAAAATACAGAAAAGACATACCTGAAGAATTGTTACCTTCTCAAGATGCTATTAACGCAGGATTAAAAGTACGAGAAATGTATCCTCAGATACAAAAAATAGAAAACACATTAAAAAATTACAGATTTAATTTAATAGATGCTTTAGTAGAAGCAGGAAGCTTGTCAAAAGATAAAGCTGATTTATGGAAAAAGGCTTCAGGGTATATACCTTGGAATCGTATAAAAGATGAAGACATTAGTAGGTTTGAAAGAGAGCCTAAAAAAGTTATAAGAGAATTAGCAACCAGAACTGAAACACGTGCATTAAAAGGTAGTAAGTCAGAAATAAATAACGTGATGAGTAATATGGTTGGATTGTCTTTTTGGATGGTTAATAGCGCAGTGCGTAATCACGCCGCACTTAGTTTAGTTGATACATTTGCAAAACCACAAAAAGATGGTGGACTAGCTACGTACGAAAAAGGTGTTTTAGTTGAAGGCGCTAAGAAAGTTAAAGGTATAGCAGAAAGTGCGTCTCAAGATCAAAAAGATAGAACGGTGCAAGTATATAGAAATGGTAAAAGAGAGTTTTATGAATTTGCTGATGTATTAGACGTATATGCCTTTAAAGGTCTGGAAGTACCCACTTCAAAAATTATTGACGGATTTACTCTTGCATCTAATGCTCTAAGAAAAGGTGTTACAGCTATGCCTGAATTTGCGTTTAGTCAGCTATTTCAAGACGCATCACGTGCATATGTATTGTCTGGAACTCAAAATCCTTTTAGAACAGCAAGTGGTGTAGTTAACCCATTAGCATATTTTTCTTCTAGGTTTTTAAAAGACCCAACGATTGAAAAATTACGTAGTTTTGGGATAACTGGATCTTACGATTTGATGCACGGTAAAGCGCAAAAAGAAATAATGAAAGAGTTTAACTTAAATGAGAAAAAACCTTATGATGCTTTACTAAACCCTCTTTCTAAAACATTTGATTTCTTAGAAAATTTCTCAATAGCATCGGATGCTAACTTACGAAAAGCTATATATGAACAAACATTAAGAGAGACTAAGTCTGAAAGATTTCCTGACGGTGATATATTGGAAGCTAGATACAGGGCGCAAGAGATAATTAATTTTAAACGACAAGGCGCCAATAAAACCGTAGCTGTTGCAAGACAGATAGTGCCATTTTTAAATGCGTATATACAAGGTATGAGTGTCTACTATAGAACAATGATGGGAGAAGGAATTACTAACCAAGAAAAACGTGCGGCATTTAATTTATTCCTAAGTTCAGCAGCTAAACTAACGGCTTTAAGTTTTTTATATGCCACATTAGTTGCAGGAGATGAAGAATATGAAGCACAAGAAGATTATATAAAAAACAAAAATTTCTTTATACCGGGTACACCGTTAAAAATCCCTGTTGCTCCAGAAATAGGTTTTTTATTTAAAGTTTTACCCGAAAGAACATACAGTTACATAGCTAGTCAAGGAACAGAAAGGCCACAGGACGCAACTAAATTTCTTGAGGCTATGAGAACAGCTCTTGTTGATAGTTTTAGTGGCCCAAACTTAACTCCTCAATTACTTAAAACCCCTGTCGAGTTACTCGTAAATTATTCTTTTTTTAGAGATGCTCCTATCGTACCTACACGATTAAAAAATTTAGAAGAAGAGCTTCAATTTACTTCATCTACGTCAGAGTTTTCTAAATTTATAGCGCCATATATGCTGGGTAATCCCATACAAATAGATTATTTTATAAAAGGTATGTTTGGCATATTAGGAGGAAACGTATTATACGCAACTAACTTAATAACTGCGCCAAATAGAAGAGATTTTAACTATTATGAAATACCGATTGTAAAAACATTCACTCGTGATGCAATACCATCTGGTCTTAAATCAGAGTTTTATGCTCTTAGAGATGATATGGACAGAGTAGCAGATTCAATTCGTCAATTATCTTTAAACCCTGCCGATGCCGATAATTTAATAGAATATTTAAGTAAGGATAATAACTACGATAAGCTTTACATATCTAAAATATTAGATAGCGTACAAAGACAATTATCTATGTCCAGAAGAGCAAAGCGAGATATTGAAGCAAGTAAAGATTTATCCAGTGAGGAAAAACAAGAACTTGTTAACAGAATAGACGAGCATGACAATATGCTTATAAGGTCTATAAACATACCTAAAATTAGAAAATTCCTAGGATATTAAAAAAATCCCCCAGTAAAGTGTCCGCTCTCTACTAGGGGAAAATGCCTTTCTAACTTTCGGTGAAGGAGAGCCAAAAACCTAGAAAGGACTTTTAAAATGAACGAATGTGAGTAAATTCTACCATTCTATTCTCCAACATCGCAACCCATATCTATTCTTATCTATAACTTGTTTGCATATTACGTTATATTTACGCCTATTTGCCTCCGCTAAGACATATTCTTTTACTGGTTTGACGTCCAAACAAGGGATAAAAACAGACGTACCAACCTCAAATTCATTCCAAGATATCCTCACTGGCAGACCCATTATCCGTATCACTTGCAAACCCCTCTAAATCAAAACTATCTAACTTTTTAGTATTGAACTCAAGACATCTAACACTATTTGTTGCGCTAGATAAAGACGTACCTGCTAATAATCTTTTCTTCTTTATGCCTAGATAAGACCCACTCTTCTTGTAATCTAACAAAGAGTCTTCAAAACTGATGTAGTTTCTACTGCAATACTGCTGATACATACTTTTAGATACATACAGTCTTTCCTCATCTTTCTCTAATCTAGCTACACAAGAGGTTCTAGGTTCTTTTATTGCGCCCATATCTAACCCTGTGCGTTTATCTTTACCCACGTTAACAACTGTAATACCTAATGGGTGCGAGTTTAGGAACGCTCCTAGTATCTCTCCATATTCCGTCAAAGAATCTTTGTTACTCTTTCTACTGTGGTTAATTAAGTTAACGCAATAATCAAATACAGGTTTTATAGGTATATCGTGCAGTCCTAAATCTTTTGCTATCATCCCACCTGTTAGTGCAACTGCCGCACCTGCTGACCAAAACCTTTCAGTATTTTTAATGTTAGCGGCTCTATCCATTATCTGGTTTGTTTCGTTTAACTTAGCAATTACATCTGGTAAGTTGTTTACACAGTATTGAATATACGGTTTTATTGCGTGTCCGTAGTGTTTACTTATCCTACCAAAGTGAGCCTTTGACCACGTTGGGTCATTAAATTTATCTACTGGTAACTTGTCTTCCAGTATACGCATTAATTCGGCGTCGGGAAAAGCCTTAATAGATAATAATTTATCTCGTATTCTAGTATTAGAAGTAGATACCACAGGAATAGACCAAGTAGTTTTGTTTAATCTTTCTTTATTTGCTTTGGCATCCATTCTATTTTTGCCACGACCTGATGTAATGTCATAGATGAGGTTACTCATCATCTTTGGTTCCATGTTTGTTATTTCATCAATAGTCGGTGTTAAACTTTGCATAGAACCTAATCTTTGCATCCTAGAGTTGTGCGTATCATCCCACTTTAAAACTAATGCTTTTGGGTTTCCATAAATACTATTTAACAAATGTAGCACCGAGGATTTACCTGCCCCACTTCCGGGAGATATCAAATTATATAACAACCCATCTAACATACCGTCTCCCACAAACTTCATGAGAGGACCACCAAAACCTAGAAAAAATGCAAAAGCTTTACCGATTCTATCTTCGTGTGCATAGGCATTGATAATATCTTTCCACGTGTGGAAGTCTCCTCTTTCATGAAACATAGGTGTTAGTATTAGTGTGGGTGTTGTTGGAGGGCTGTATGATGGTTCTGCCTGTCCAACTCTTATCTCTTTATCTCCATACACAAATAAACTATCTTCGTCATGCCAACCAAACTGTCTCCTAGCTATTTCTGCTTTCTTTTCATTCTGTAATTTTTCTACTGATTTGTTTATGTATTGCATCAAATAATCCTGTCTTTTTCCTAAAGCTGTTACACCATGAAATGCCACCGCCGCTAAAAATTTATCTTTAGCCAGAGTAGAACTCAAAGGTACTATGAACTCTCTAACTCCATCCTTAGGTAAATGTAACCTAATTAAAAGACTTTCGCCATCTTCTGGGTCATGTATTCTCTTTACTACATATAAATCGTATGGATAAACACATACATTTTCGGGCGGTTCTTCTTCACTCTTTTTAATTTCTATGTATACACCACCTGTAGGCGGTCTGTTAAATCCACGTGGCGGTAATGGTATTTCATATGTTTGTTTTTCTTTTGTGACAGCATTTTCTTCTTTGACTACATAGTCTTCTACTTTAGATTTTATAAACTCTTTACCTAACACAACAGGAGAAGTTATCTTGTGTTGACATCCTTCACATCCACCCGGATTCAAAGTTTTAAATGTCTCACATTTATATGGTCCTTTAGTTTTCGATGCTTTATAAAATGCTTCTTCTTCATTGTAGTGTGGATGCTTGTTAGACATTATCCGAATAGCTTTTGACCTATCTGTACATACTTCTGCTATAGATAAAACTGCTCTCCACATAGGTTCTTCTAAAGATTCTTGATTACCATATGCGTATACTATTTGGGCGCAACCAACACCCCCCATAGATTTCTTGAATATTGTTTTAAATTCAGTTTTAAAGTTGCCTTGTAGTTTCTTTGTTAGAGGGTCGGTGTAATCTCTAAAATCTTTTTTCCGTAGTTGGTCAAATAAAGATGCCGAACTATATCCACTTACTGCATTTTCTATTTGTTCTAACTCTACAGGCTCACCCTTACTACGCACAACTACTGGTTTTGGTTCATCTCCCTTGAAGTTAAATGTATCTGGTACACGTAAAATCCTAGCATTGTCAGCCGTGACGTTTGCATCAGCAGAGAAGTTTTTATCTGAACATAAGGCTTTTAAACTCTCAGCAATAGGCTTCCACGTCTCTTTTGATATCGACGTAGTTAAAACCCAGTAAACGTGTATACCGTTACCAGAATCTACTAACAAAGATGGTTTAGGTAAACCTGCTTCTCTACGAAAAGCTTTGAAGGCTTTTAAACCATCGGACTTTGTTTCATAGTCTTTATTAGGCCCACAGTCCACATCCATAAAAAAACATTTAAGTTCTTTAGAATTTTCTTGCGACCTACTACTATCATCAGTAAATGATGCCAAAGCGACGTACGCATCGCTCTTTCTTTCAACTATTCCTTCTGTATCTTTAACTAATTCATCAACAGTTCTATAAAATTTATCTTTATTATTTTTTCTTTTTATATCTGTAGAACAATATAGACCGTTAGTCGGTAATACAAAAGAAAGAAACTCTTTCTTTGTAAGCATAATAATCCCCTAGGGTAGGGGGAATTACCCCCTAGTTTTTTAATTTAGCAACTAACTTTTCTACCTGTTTGATATGCGTGTCTTGAATTGTAGTAATACCTTTGAACCAATTGTAGACAGTCATCCGAGTAACATTAAGATACTCAGCCACATCATTTACAGGTATATCGTTTTGTACACAAATTAACCCTAGTTTTACACCTAACAAGTCTGAGTCCGCTTCGTTAACCGCATTAACAAATTGCACGGAGTAACCTTTTGACATATATCACTCCTCGTCGTCGTCCCACTCGTCAATAACTTTCTCTACATCAACCTTAGACGGAGCCTCTTTTTCTTTCTTATTGGCTACCTTTTTAGGTTCAGCAGACTCGGCAGGTTCCTCTATCTTAGCAGGTGCTTCCTTATGCTCTATCTGTTTGGCAGTTTGATTAACCGACATAGTAACTAACCTTTTTACCTCATCAGATTCAGACTTCTCAAGTGCTACATCAAACTCGTCATTCTCTAATAAACGTACAGGCTTGAAAGTTATCTTACCAATACCAGAAGTATCAAAACGCATCTCTGTTACTACAGACATGATAGGTGCGCCCTGTGTAGCAATACGTCTTGCATATGCTTGTAAAGGCCACTTGTTATTTTCACCCTCACCGAAAATAGACTTAGCAGGTACATTCAATTGATAGACAGGGCCATTAATATCACCTTCCAAAACAACAGCAATACGTTGTTGGAATCTACAAGCACGGCTCTCCCCTTGCCCAGAACCTTTGATATTTTGTGGACAGTCTACACAATTTTTAGACTGTGGGTTTTCTACTTTCGGGTCTGGTTTAGAACCATCAGCCGACCAACAATCAGGTGCAGATACTACACCTTTCTTATAAGCCCCTGCATAATAAATCCTAGAGACGTGTTCAGATGCGCCAACAATAACTACATTCATGGCACGGTCTTCATTACAAGCAACTTCTTTACCGTCTACCATCATGCGCCATACACCACCCTCAATGGAAATACGTCTAATTCCAGAACCACCAGAACCACCCATCAATGACTTCGTTAAATTATCTACACCACCCTTATTACGAATGTGGTCAGGTAATCCTTTTTTAAATATTGCGATATCGCTCATTTCACTCTCCCATAGTTAATTAAGTTTTTCTACGAACTGTTACAGCATAACGACTGTCCACATTAAGTCCCGGAGGTAACTTGTCAGGATTCTCCTGTAAAAACTGACTCATGTTGGATTGCGCTATGCGCTTCTCTAGTAACTCTAACGCATTGTTATCTTTTATAAACTCATACATAGATTGCCAATCAGCCGTATGGTATCTCTTCGATATACGTCTTGTTACCGTGCCATAATCTGTGCGTAAACTTTCCGCACCTGTATCTTTACAAACTTCAAGAAGTTCGTTTTCTATCACACGTAAAGCTTCTTTCAACTCTTCGTCTTTCTTTTCAAACTCGCTTTTAAGATCAGCACGTTTGTCCCGAATCTTTACGTAGACTTTTACTAGCTTATCTACTTTCATTTACCCTCCTCCATTTAAAACACGTATATAAATACTACAACCTACTTTATACATTGTCAATCATCTTCTAAAATATTTTTATATAAATCGACAAGTTTATTATGTACATCAATTTTTGACTGTAGCATTTTGTACATTTTCTTTTCTGCATGAGACCCTTGTAAGTGTACGACAGTACATGGATTCTTTTGACCTGCCCTGTGTACTCTTGCGTTTGCTTGTAAATACGTTTCTACAGACATGACAGCAGACCAATACACCACCACGTTTGCGGCGTGGAGCGTTACTCCATGCGATGCGGCTTGTGGTTGTATGACTAATATTCTTGGGTCTTTTGTTGTTTGGAATCTATTAAATATATCTGTTCTATTGTTTACAGATACTCCCCCATGTATCACATCACACGTATACTTGTTTTTAAGTAGATAGTCTTCTATTAAATTTATTGCATGACGGTAGGGTGCAAACACAATAACTTTGTGACTTGCTTCATCAATAACTTCGGTCAACACTTGTAGTCTATTAGATACATCAAACTCTACTGTATCTCCATTATCCGTGTATACCGCACCACAAGATAATTGTAGGAGTTTGTTTAAGTTTGCAGCGGCATTAACAGAAGTTATTTCTTCTCCGGCTGCGATAGTCATCATATCTTTTCTCATGCGTTCATAATACTTAGACTGTTGTTTTGTAAGAGGAATTTTCCTAGTTGTGTAGGTCATGTCTGGTAAATCCAAACAATCTTTTTTTGTAAATCGTATCGCAGGTTGTAAAGCCTTGTGAACTACATCCTCTGCTTTTTCTTTTGGTAGCCATATAAATTGAGATACTTTATACATGACAAGATCTTTGAACGTACCGAAATATTTAGGTACATTAGCGGGGTTTATAATTCTAGCCAAACCATACGCATCTGTGGGAGATTGCGATGCAGGTGTACCTGTCAGCATCCATACCCATGTATGTGGTTTTATTATCGAGTTTAGTATCTTCCATCTTTTTGTAGTAACCGTTTTATATGCGTTTGCTTCGTCTACTACTATAAGGTCAAACTCATTGTTATTTACTGCATCTCGTATAATCTGCAATCCATCATAGTTACATATTACAAACTCAGCATCAGAGTTTACGACCTCTATCCTTTTTTCTCGTGAATAGCTATGGGCTATCGCTACCGACCTATGGATAGCAAATTTAAATAAGTCTCCACCCCACGCAGATTGCATGATAGATAGAGGACATAGCACTAAAACTCTTTTGATAAACCCTAGTTTCATTAAATAATCAGCCGCCCATATTACACTAGCTGTTTTGCCCGTACCTTGTTCGTTAAAAACAAACGCACGACGATTTAATGTTAGGAATGAGGATGTTTCTTTTTGATGTTCAAATGGTTTGTATTTACCACCCCATTTATAATTTCTACATATGGGACTGGGGACGTTTTTTATTTTTAGATTTTTTAAAACTTGTGCTTCTTCTAAACCCCAATTTACTAATACTTCGTTAGAAGAAAGTGATTTGCTTTTTGGTATTACCTCTGTGATCTTATTAGGCTGTCGTACTTTTAGTAGCAAAGCCTTGTTGTCTATGATCTCCATCGTACTCTCCTTTCTATACACGTACAGACCAAAGTAACATTTTTACTTAGTCAGAGGACATTATACCTTTTTCTTTTTATAATTACGAGATCTATTTTTCTTTTTGGATTCTATTTTATATCCGTCTTTGTTTGTGCCACCTTTACTCAACGGTTTACTGTGGGATATATCTTTACCCTCACGTTTGTCTGCTTTTCCGTTTTTGTTTCTGTCAGGATATTTTTTATCCATAGCACGTCTAGCACGTTGACGTTCCATTCGATCTTTGTGTTCGCCACGT